GTCTCAGGACATTGCGGCTCCTGTGGCTCCGGATGCTATCGGGATGGCCGCCTGGCAGAATCAGGACATTGCGGCCCCTGTGGCTCCGGATGCTCTTGGGATGGCCGCCTGGCAGAATCAGGACATTGCGGCCCCTGTGGCTCCGGATGCTCTTGGGATGGCCGCCTGGCAGAATCAGGACATTGCGGCTCCTGTGGCTCCGGATGCTATCGGGATGGCCGCCTGGCAGAATCAGGACATTGCGGCTCCTGTGGCTCCGGATGCTATCGGGATGGCCGCCTGGCAGAATCAGGATATTGCGGCTCCTCTGGCTCCGGATGCTATCGGGATGGCCGCCTGGCAGAATCAGGACATTGCGGCCCCTGTGGCTCCGGATGCTCTTGGGATGGCCGCCTGGCAGAATCAGGACATTGCGGCTCCTGTGGCTCCGGATGCTCTTGGGATGGCCGCCTGGCAGAATCAGGATATTGCGGCGCCGGGTGTTCCCGATGCGGCTCCCGTCCCCGCCGCACCTGCCGTGGGGCGTTCCCCCTCCCCTTCCGGGAAATCCACGGGAGAGAGGACGGGGGGCCAGGAGCGCAAAACCGTCATACAGCAGCTGACGGTAAACCTGCCCAATGTGAGTGACGGAGACGGATTCATCAAGGCCTTGCAGGCCTTTGTGGAGGCCCACCATGGGTGACGGTGTTCTGACATTTGACCATGGCCGCATTGAACTGGGTGGCGTGGAGGTGGACGCCATCCTTAAAACCCTGTCCATCCGGGGGGCTGTGCGCTTCGATGAGGCGGAACAGGACGGTGTCTCGGGCACCGTGAAGACGCCCATGGGCTGGGAGGATGCGGATATCACCATGACCATGGAGCTTTTAACCGACGAAGTGGCGGATTGCTACACCCGGCTGGCGAGGCTGTCGGAGCTGTTCCAGGGCTACGATAACGGCGGCAATCCCAGGGTGTATGAGATCGTGAATGCCCATGTTCTTGCGCGGGGAATCCGGCAGGTGGTGTTCTCGGGCCTCGAATCGTCAGAGTCAGACATGGATGATGTGATGCTCGTTGTGATGAGCTTTGTCGAGCACAATCCGCCCATTGTGCGTGTCGAGGCCCAGGCGGCCAGTGTGCCTGTGGTGGATGGAGACGACGCAGCTGTGGCTGACGCTGCGCTTCTGGACGACAGTCTGACCATTGATCTGTCCTGAGTCTGTCGAAGGGTGAAGCTCACAGTTCGACTGTTCGACAGGCTCACCGTGAACGGTGGGGAGGAGGAAAATGATCACGGGCATCCGCACAGATATCATTATCGGGAGCATCCGCCTGCATCGGTGTCCCGAGCTGTGGATTGAGTCTGTTCGGCATCGGCCTGTGAGCCGCGCAGGGATCGTCGTGCCGGATGCGGATCGCTCCCTGTTCCGGTCCGTGCAGCCCGGCGACAGCGTGACCGTGCGGATGGGGTACAGGAATCAGCAGGAATCCGTCTGGTCTGGCCGTGTGACCCACCTGGCTCCGGGCAACACGGGGGATCAGATTGCCATCCATGCGGTGGGGCTGGAGCAGGCCCTGGTACAGACCCGCATTGTGCAGTCCTGGTGCGATGAGAGTCCGGAGGCCATTGTCTCCTGGGCCGTATCCCGTGCAGGTTTTACTCCGGGCCGGATCGACGGGCCGGGGGTGGTGTTGCCCCATGTGGTATCCGCCGGTGCGTCGGTGTGGGAGCTGGTGCGGCGCATGGAAGAGACTCTGCACCGGGGCCATGGGATATGCATGGATCGCTGGGCATTGTGGGCAGACGACAAGGGCTGCGCCCATTGGGGCGACTTTGATGCACAAGCCGTGGTGCCTGTGATTGAAACCGGGGCCGGGCTGATCCGGCACACGCCTTCCGGAGGCAGGTGCAGGCTGAACGCCCTGGAAACCTTCCTGATTCCGCATCTGCGACACTCCATGCAGTTTGTGTTGTCCGATCATGCACGGGGGGTATCTGGTAAATTCCGTGCGCTCTCGGTGCGGCACGAACTCCGGCCGGACCGGGTACGCACACGCATACAATGGGGGCAGGAGCATGAAAAGTACTGATTTAAGGGCACTGCTCAAGCGGGTGTTTGAAATAGCCGGGCCGGATCTGAGGGCCTACTACCGGGTGACGCGCAAGGCCAGGGTGGTGGCCACTTACGCCAGCGACGGGAGCTATTGGGCGGATGTTCAGCCCCTGCGCAATGATGAAACTGCGGATGACAACGAGCCTGTGATCCGGAAGGTGGAAATCCCTGTCATCTGGGCAGGGCCGGAAAGGGGCGTGGTCTGCCCTCCCGTGGAAGGTGCTCTCTGCGATCTGTCCTATTATGACGGGGATCCCAATTATCCCCGCATCAGCAATTTCCGCTGGCTGAATCACGGCGCTCCTGTCTGTGGCGTCGGGGGATTTATCATACAATTGGAGCCAGGCGTGAGTATCGCCATTGATCCCGAACGGCATATCATCACCCTCACCGATCAGGACGCCAGGGTGACGGCGGGCGGAAAATGGACGATTCAGGCCGGGGTGGAGGCGACTGTGGATGCCCCGGTCATCCGGCTGAATAAGGGGACAGGCGTGGTGACAGGGGAATGCATCTGCCACTTTACGGGCAAGCCCCACGGGGATGTTTCGGCCACCGTGATGGCGGGTAAGTGAAGGGGGTATCATGCTGGATGCGAATGCACTGACAGGTTTGATTGTGGCGGCCCTGCGCAGCGAGGGCTTTGAGACGGCTGGTCACCACGCCATGGTAGAACGTATGGCCAGGGCCATTGCTCAGGCGTTTGTGGATCACATGCAGAGCAGCGCTGAGGTGAATGTGGACAGGGGCTCCAGTTCCGGAACCTATAGGGTGACCTGATGAATGAGAACTCTATAAATGGGATCTTTGGCAGTGATATTGCCCTGGATGTATCGGGGGAAGCCCGCGTGTCCGCCAATGGCGAGCTGGTACTGGTCTCCGGTCCGGACACAGGGGTGCAGGACATTCATCTGCTGCTGAAAACCCCTGTGGGCGGTCTGTTTTATCAGCGGGCCTTTGGAAGCCGGGTGCATGAGTGGGTACGGGAGGAAAACACGGCTCACAACAGGATGGCCTTTACCGCTGAGGTCATCGGCCGTGTGCAGGCGGACCCAAGGGTGCGGCTTGGCAGTGTGGCCTGCCGGATTACGAGGTGGGACGAAACGGGCCTGAGCGCAGCCGTCTCGTGGCATTTTGTGGATCAGGATCATCCCTATAATCTGGTTCTGGAGCTGGGCGAAGGCCCGGAAGGAGTGGTGGCGGATGTCCATCCCTTTGAGTAGGACGCTGGATGAGATCCGGCAGGAATTGTTCGCGCATATCGCGTCCGTGCAGCAGGCGGGATGGCTGCCGCAGGCCCTGAATCTGAACAGGGGGGTGGTGCGCGGGTTGATTGAGATATGGGCCTTTGGCCTTTATCAGCTGTATCAGTTTTTAGCACTGGTTCTGCGCCAGGCATTTCCGGACACGGCGACGGGGAAGTGGCTGGATCTGCACGCAAAGGCCGTGGGACTGTCCCGCCTGCCCGCCTCCCAGGCCGTGGGAAAGGTGTATTTCATCCGGGCTGCCTCCACCGGCAACGTGGTGATCCCGACAGGTCGTGTGGTGCGCACGCAGCCGGATGGAAATGGCCAGGTGTACAGATTCGTCACCACCGAAAGTCGGGTGCTTCAGGAGGGGCAGACGGAGGTGGCCGTGCCTGTGATCTGCGAAACCTATGGCAGCGGAGGCAATATCACGCCGGGGGGCATTTCTGTCCTGGCAACGACGGTGCCGGGTATTGGGGCTGTGGAAAACCGGCCGGGATGGCTCGTGAGCGAGGGTGCGGATGCGGAGGGCGATGACGCCTTGCAGCTCCGTTATCAGCTCCGGTGGGAGTCCGCCGGGGGGTCGACGCAGGCGGCATACGCGGCTTGGGCGCGGGCTGTGCCCGGAGTGGTTGCGGTGCGGGTTCTGGATCGCCACCCCCGTGGTCAGGGCACCGTGGATCTGGTGGTGCGCGGATCGGCAGGTATCCCGACGCCCGCCCTGCTGGAGCAGGTACGTCTGGCCGTGGATGCGGAAAGGCCCATCAATGACGACGTGCTGGTGAAGGGGCCTGTGCCTGTACCTGTGGCCATCCGGGCCGAGCTGGAGCTGGTGCATGGCACGCCCGGCACGGTGGCGGATGTGGCCAGCAGGCGTGTGGCAGCCATGTTCCGTGATCCATCGGACGTTCCGGGGGTAGCCCCCTTGGGGATCGGCGAGGATCTGACCCTGGATCGGTTGCGGTATGAGCTGATGAGTGCAGGCGGTATCCGGCGCATTGACCTTGCATCCCCATGCGCGGATGTGCTGGTGCAGGCAGATGGCCTGGCTGTGCTGGAGGGTGTGTGGTTGACGACGCGATGGTCCGGGGAGGCAGAATGAGCCGGTTCTGGGAGTATTTTCGCGACCGGCTGCGGTATCCCCTCATCCAGGGCGAGGGTGCGCTGCCGGTACTGGTAAGGGGTGGCGCAGGTGCCCTGGATGATGCCCGGAATGCTGTGGTGTGGCTCCGGGATCAGTTTAGCCCTGACCGCTGTGATGAACAGTTTTTAGACAGGCATGCTGCGTCCAGGGGCATTCGCCGCTGGCCAGAGGAGACGGACGCCTTTTATAGATCCCGCGTGTGCTATGCCTATGCCTTCCAGGCCCTGGGCGGCAAGGCCCACGGGATGCGTGAAATCCTGAGGCTGGCAGGGTGCGAGGCCGAGATCTGGGAGCCTGCGGACGTGCAGCGTGTCCTGGAAGCGGCTGGTGCGCTGCGGCTGGACGGTGGGTGGCGGTTGGACGGAGGAAGGGCCCTGCGCAGTGTGTCCACGGTGGCAGGTCTTGTATGGCTGGGATGGGCGGAATTTGGTGTGCGGATCAATCTGGCATCGCGGGCATCCGGCGATCAGGATGCCCTGCTGGTACGCCTGATTTATGCCTATAAACCGGCACGATCCATGCCGAAAATCCTGTATTTCCTGTCTATGGATCTCCTTTTGGGCATGAATGCGCTGTACAGCGGGTCTGTGGTGTCGGACTCGTCTCTGCCCTACCCCAGACGGACACCCCGACTGGATGGTGGGTGGCGACTGGGCCGCGATGCAAAGCCCGTCCGGGTGGGGGATCAGGCCCTCGATGGTAGTTGGCGGGTGGGCGGCTGGTGGCCTGGGCAGGCATCGGGCGTTGGCCTGGAACAGCTGGACGTATTGGCGGCGGCCAGCGTGCGCAGTGACTCAGCAACGGCATCCCATTGCCGCCATATCCGCATTGGGGAAGCGTATGCGCGCCTGGATGGCCGCTGGCGGGTGGGCGGCAACGGGATGCTGCTGCTGACGGCGGGGCAGATGGTTAAGGCCGTTTCCATGGATGTCCGACCAGAGCCGGTAAGCCGTGCCAGGTGCCATATGGAAATCCACTACCCCGTCTCTCCGGTGCGGCTGGAGGGCTATCCCCGGCTGGATGGGCGGCGGCGTCTGGATGGGAGGTGGCGCACAGGTGGCATCAGAGGCGCACGGCTGGATGGCAGCTGGCGCATCTGGCGCTCTGGCATGGAGGCCTCGGCAAGGTCTGAGGTATGCATCCGGAGTGATTGCGGCAGGCCTCATGCCCTGGCCAGCGCCTGGGGGCGGGTGGGGGAGTCCTGGGCCTTGCGGCTGGACGGGGCGTGGCGTATCGGGGCGCGGCACCGGCTGGATGGAAGCTGGAAACTGGAGGGAGGATATTATCTGATGGCAGAGCGACTGGGCCGCAGGTTCCGCAGGCTGGACGGCGGATGGCAGCTCGGGTTTGACAGGCGGCTTTCCGGCGGATGGAGGCTGGGGGGGGTGGGGCTGGCCGCAGAGGGGTATGTGTTGCATCAATAATAAGGAGGCATGGGCATGGCACAGGCGGTGATGGCGGAGGTGTATCGGAAAAAACTGGCAAAGCAGGCGCTGAACGGACAGGCGGCACCCAGGGCGGCGTTTATGGCATTCGGGGATGGGGGTCTGGACGGGGATCGCAAGGCCCGGCCCTTTGATGCCGCCCGGAATGGATTGTACCACGAACTGATCCGAAAACCCTTGATCCAGGTGCAGCAGGAGGATCCCTTTTCCGTAACGTGTACGGGCCGCCTGGAAAAGGCAGATCTGGTGGGTTTTGTTATTTCTGAGGCGGCCGTGCTGGACGCATCCGGCGACCCCATGGGGTTTAAGACCTTTGGGGGCAAAGACAAGGAAGGCGATGAGCTTATCGATGTGGTCATTAAAATCAAATATTAGGGGGAGGTATGACGTTACCGCATAATGCAATTGCAATCCCGGAACAGATCAACGGGCAGGCACCGGATGCCGTGCCGTCACTGTGGAATAATGAGTACGCCAAGTGCCTTGCGAACGATCAGGCCCTGAATACGCGCCTGGTGGCCCGTGAGCAGGAGCTGTCTGCGGCCAGATCCGGGCATTCGAGCCTTGCTGCCAGACTGTCCGCAATGGGTGCTGATATTGCGACGCTCAGCCCCGAAGCGCAGGCCGCCCTCTGGGCTGCGGTGGAAAATGCCGTGGCGGATACGGGTTTGCTGGCACGGGAAATGGTGCGCTCACGGACGGTGCGGCACCAGGAGGGGGAATTCACGATATACAACAGGGGTATAAGGCGGGGATGCGGTATCACCAAGTCCCTGACGGCATCGCGCAACCTGAACATTGCGGCTGGCGTGGTGTTTATGCTGGGCCAGGAAATGGGGGTGGATGCCGCTGAAAACGCGGCCAGTGTCCCTGGCAACTCCGGTGCTGCGGCCGCCACCGCGGATGCCTACCTGTACCTGACCGGCGGACGCATGCGGCTGGCCGTCACGGGCCTGGGGGAGTCTGCGCCGGAAAGCGCGCTCCTGCTGGCCCGGCTGAATATCCCGGCTGGGAATACCGGCGCCAGCGACCCGAACCTGAGCGGCGTGACCATCACGACAGTGGCACGGGTGGAGCCGGACTGGCCGTCTGTGCAGACGAACCCGGCATTCCGCCAACAGGCGCTGGGGCGGGTCATGGGTCGGAGCGGTTATGCGCTGGCGTTCGACGTGATCTCCTATGCCGGAGGTGAGCCGCCGCTGGTGGTCAGTCGGGATCAGGATCGGGCGACCAATACGTTCCGCGCCTACCTGATCGGCTCATCCGATGCTGTCCGGGTGCGGTATCTTGCTCATTTGATGAATCAATAAGGAGGGAACATGAGAATCCAAACCGTGGGTGCCGGGCCGCATCCTGATTTTTCCAAGGTCGGTTGCGTGGTGACCATCGCAGGTGTGAGCATCGACTGCGCAGAACGGCAAACGGACAGCGCCGAAATCATTGATTTGCGGGATGTCGATGGCTCTGGCCGTGTGGTGGAAGGGGGGAGCGGGTATCAGGTTGCGAGTATCCACATTCCTCCCAGGGTCTATGGGGATGCGGCCTGTGATGGCGAGGATGGGGCGGAGCATCGGCCTGTGGATCTGGACCCAGGCACTGTGCTGGTTACGTTATGGACATATAACCAATAAGGAGGGGGCCATGTTGATTTTTAGTCGGGACACACTGCGCACACAGGTCGAAGCTGCGTCCGGGGGGCATATCACCGTCCGGTATGATGACAAGGGTTACCCCAGCTACATGCGGGTGATTCCCAAGTTTCGCTATGAGGATCTGGGCCTGGATGGTGCGCTGGGAACAGGAGTCTGTACAGCATTTTTGCGTAACGGCCAGGAGTTGAGCGAGTTTTTGTATGGGGTATTTCCGGCAACCGTGTTTGATGGGCGGGCCGTATCCCTGCCGGGCAGAGAACCGCAAGCCAGCATTACCTATGACGCAGCAAAGGCTGCGTGTACGGCAAAGGGACCGGGGTGGCATCTGGCAACGGTTCATGAATGGGCCGCAGTGGCCCTCTGGTGTAAGGTGAACGGGTTCGAGCCGCGGGGAAACACAAACTACGGCCGTGCGCACGATGCCACGCATGAGGTTGCTGTGCGGCCTGACGGGCGATCTCCGGGTGATGCCGCGGGCGCGGGACGTACGGCAACCGGCGGCGGGCCTGCGAGCTGGCGGCACGACGGAGGACTGTCCGGCATTGCGGATATGGTCGGTAACGTCTGGGAGTGGCAGGACCTGATGCGTCTGGAGGATGGGCGCATTTTTGTGACGCCCGACAATGCCTATGAAACCGCTGAATCAGGATGGCAGGCACAGAATCACTGGTTTTCGGACGCAGGGGCAGTGCAGCTGAAAAACAGCGCAGGGATTGTGTCGGCTACGTCTCGGTCTGTGGCGTGGAAGGACGCAGCCAAGGCAGCGGGCTATACGGAAAGTCAGCTGTTGCAGCGGCTGCTGATCAGCCCCCATGCGGATACCGCCCTGAATGGCACTCTGTATGTGGTGACCGAAGGACAGCGGTTTCCGTTTCGTGGGGGCTGTTTCAACAACGGGTCGAGTGCTGGCCTGGGCGCGCTGTATCTGTGCAACCCTCGTTCGTCTTCGAACACGAACATCGGTTTTCGTCCGGCTTTTGCGTCGTGATTTCTGCAACCTGTATCCTGATGGGGCGCGCGATAGCGCGCCCCCGGAAAATTGAATGCAAGACCTTATAATTATCCAAAAGATAGAGGAAATGATTCTGTACGGCTATTCGGCCGTGCAGCATTTTCCCAAGAGCGAACGGCATGTTCTGAGTCAGGAATTGCGGTTGACGATGTGGAATTTATTGAGGCTGACGGTTGTGCTGGCCAAGAGATACCACAAAAAGACAACCTTGCAGGAGGTGGATGCGGAGCTTGAGCTGCTCCGGCGGGAAATTCGGCTGGCCAAAAACCTGGGCATCCTGCCATTCAAGCGGTATGAAGTGTGGTCCCGTCACCTGGATGAAATAGGCAGAATCATCGGCAGTTGGATCAAGAAAACCGCCTGATGTTCAAGGGGTTAAGTGCTATGCGGTTTCCGTATCGTGGGGGCAGTTTCAACAACGGGTCGAATGCTGGCCTGGGCGCGCTGAATCTGAACAACCCTCGTTCGAATTCGAACACGAACATCGGTTTTCGTCCGGCTCTTGAGGGTATCCAGAAGCGGCATGGTCATGGCTGTGTCGTCAGTGTTTCTTCAAAAGGGCGCTTAATCCCCGGCGTGTAGCCGAAAAATAAACAGGGACAGGGAGCCTGGTAGGCTTTGCGCCGAAGGCCTTCCTGTCCCGCTTTTTATATGGAGGGCAATATGGAGTCCATGGAGCGGAGGCAGAGCAGGATTGACGCATTCTATCATGCGAAGGGTCCGTGTTGTGCGGGTTGTGACTGGTGGCGGTGGCACAGCGCGCTTTTGGGCGAATGCACAAGATCTGCCCCGGTGTCTGCTGATGAAACCATCGGTATGCTGGGCATAAAAGGGTTTTCCGGACCCCTCGAAGCGGGCCACGTTTTAACGCCAAGGGAGCATTTCTGTGGGGAGTTCAGGGATACCTATCTCTGGACGGATGAGGAAATCGGAAAGCTCAGAAATATGTTCCCCGAAATGTTTAGAAAGGAATCTTCTTGAAAACATATAGGAATCTGTTTGAGGAGGTATATCAGTTCGACCGGCTGCATGAGGCTTACCTGCGGGCACGCGTAGGTAAGCGGCAGCGACCCGATGTCCTGTTGTTTGAGCGGAACCTGGAAGGAGAATTGATACAGCTGCAAAATGAATTGATATGGGGTCAATACAGGACGGGGGAATACCGAACGTTTTATGTGTTGGAGCCTAAGCGGAGACTGGTCGCCGCTCTGCCCTTCCGGGATCGGGTTGTGCAGCATGCACTGATATCTGTTTTGAATCCTATCTGGGAAAAACGGTTTATACACCATAGCTACGCATGCAGGCCTGGCCGGGGTATGCATAAAGGTGCCGACCAGGCGCAGGCGTGGCTGCGCGAAGTGCAGAGGCAGCATGCCCTGGTGTATTGCCTCAAAGCCGACATACGAAAATATTTTCCCAGTATAAACCATGAAATAATGATCGGCTTGCTTGAGCGCAGGATTGCGTGCCCCCGGACAATAAATCTGTGTCGGGACATTATGGCTTCATGGCAGCCTGGTCTTCCCATTGGCAACCTCACAAGCCAGCTGTGGGCCAATATTTATCTCCATGAACTGGACATATTCGTGAAGCAGAATCTTGGCATTAAACGATATGTTCGCTATATGGATGACTTTGTTATCATGCATCACGATAAGGCATTTTTGCATGATTTGCTCGAAATCATAGGGCGTTGGCTGTGGGATGTGTTGCGGCTGAAGCTGAATAATAAAACCCAGATCTTCCCGGTGAGCATCCAGCATGGGCGAGCGCTGGATTTTTTGGGATACAGAATGTGGACCACCCACAGGAGGCTCCGC